CAGGGGGATGGAGTACCGATTTCGGCCCCTTCGTCTACACGGCGCCCTCGAATAACGAGTTGCGTCTGCCGTTCCTCATTGACGCGCAGAACATTATGTATGAGTTGAACGGTGGCTGTCATACGATGCCTGGCACATTGAAGATGAACAGCAGTACGTTAGGCGCGTCCTCAACCGTGAAGGCGATCTATGATTATTGGCGGCAAGGGACAACAGGGTCTCCCACACAGAAACTCGTGGCCTTCGTGGATACCCGTGTTGTGGCAGCCTCACTCTCTGATGGCATCTTCAGCAACATTGGCACCGGACTGGTCAGTGGCGCGAACGCGCAGATGTCTACCTTCGACGATCTCCTCATTCTGGCGAATGATGCGTCAGCCGATGTGCCGAAATCGTGGGACCAAACCACATTTCAATCGCTCGCAGGGTCTCCTCCAAACTTTGCGTTCAGCGTCAATCATAAGAACCGGCAATGGGCCGCAGGGGTCGTGGGCCTTCCATCACGACTCTATTACAGTGTGAATCTCGACCCGGAAGATTGGGCAGGGGCCACGAGTGGCAGCATTGATATTGACCCGTCTGATGGCGATGCCATTGTCGGGTTCGCCAGTTTCCGTAACGAACTCTGGGTATTCAAAGGTCCCTACAAAGGCAGTATCCATCGCATTACTGGATCGAGTCCCACAGACTTTGCTAGAACCACGTTCATTCGTGGCATCACGGCAGCCTATCAGAACACGATCTTTACGTTACCAAACGATCTGGGCTTTATGAGTCCACGCGGGACGGTACATTCCTTGGTTTCGACACAGAACTTTGGGGATTATGAGCAATCCACGTTGTCACTCCCAATCAATCGTACCTTGCGCGATTCTGTCGCGAAGAATCTCTATAAACAATGGTGGGCGGTGGAAGATCAGTTGAACGGCATGGTCTATCTCGCCTATACGCCATCCGGTCAAACGCGGAATACGCAACTCCTGATGATGGACTACCGCTTCATTGGACTAGGCGAACCGTTCCCACGATGGTCCCAATGGAACAAATGGGGTGGCGATGCGCTCGCAATGGTCGTCAACACAGGGAACAATCCCTTGCCGTTCTATGGACTGAATGATGGATTTATCTATAAAGGGGGACAGGCTGATCGCACGCATAACGCCTCCGCCATCGTTCCCCTGGTAACGACCCCCTCACTGACCTATGGGGCCGACCATATCACCAAGACACTGTATGTCGTGGGAGTCGAGATTGCGCCCAAGAATGCCAATGCCTTTACCTTAAATTGGCTGCGGGATGGACAGACACAACAGACGGATACCGGATTTACGCAGGGCGGGAGCGATGTATTGGGTCCGTGGACGAGTAATCAGTTCACCCTCGATACGAGCGTCCTCGGTGGCACGCGGTTCCTCACGCGGTATCGAGAGTTGGAAACAGGGGGAGACTTCCGTTCGATTCGCTATGGCGTGACCGACCCGAACAACGATAGTGATTTTGAAGTGCATGGGATACTCGCCGCCATTCAAGGTGGCGGAGTGTCCACGGAGAATGCGTAATGGCACTGGCGAGAATTAAAACGTGGGTCGCTGAAGTGTTGGCGTTTGCCGACTTGAACGCGGAATTCAACAATGTGCTGAACAATCCGATTGCCTTAATTTCCCCTGTGACAGCCAACATCGACATGGATACGTTCACCCTGATCGACACGGTGTTCAAGCATACCATCGTGGCGTTTGCCGCTTCGGATACCACCCCTGCTGTGACGGGAGCAACGGTGTTCAAGACGGCCAACATTGCCTCCACCACCATTACCATGTTTGACAGTGGCGTAGAAGGGCAAACCATTTGGGTCTGGATCAATGATGCGAATACCATCTTTGATTTCACCGGCACGAATCTCAAGGGTAACGCGGGAGCGGATTGGTCGCCTACGACGGGGGATTCACTCGAAGCGTTTTTTACCGGCAGTCAGTGGTTGTGTCGCATTTCTAAGAACGTGTAAGGAGTTCTCGTGAGCATTGCAAGAGTCAAGACGTGGTCAGCAGGAGACATCCTCACGGCCAATGATCTGAACAACGAGTTCAGTAACATCACGAACAACGTGTTGCTCGAACCGTTCGTTGCCACGCAGCAAGTGGACATTAACGGGCAGCTCCTGTTGCTCGATGCCGACGGCGATACGCTCCTGGACGGGTCCACGAACAACGTGGTCACGGTCAACGTCGCAGGGGCCTCAGACTTCCGCTTTTCGGCCAACCTCTTCACCGCACTCTCAGGCAGTTCGATTACCGTCGCGTCAGGCGATGTCACGATGACAGCTGGACGGGTGTTGCAAGCGAAGGGTGCGGACGTTACCTCACAATCCACGATTACCGCTCCGACTGATGGCAACTTCGTCACGATTACCGGCACCACGACCATTACGGCATTCACCACGACGCAAGCGGGGACGCTGTTCTACTGTCGCTTTACGGGAACGGGACTCAACATCACCTACAACGCCACGTCGATGATTACCCAATGGGCACGGGATTATCTGACCGTCCCCAACGAAATCATGGCGTTCCTGTCGTTAGGGTCAGGGAACTATACGTGCTGGTCCATGAACGGACCCAAGGAACGTGTCGGCGTCACGATTGAAGCGGGGGTTTCGACGGCTCCTGCGGGGTATTTGGCGGAGGATGGTACGTCCTATCTCCGGACCACCTATCCTGGACTCTTTGCCGAAATCGGGACGACCTTTGGTTCGGTGGATGGAACGCATTTTAATGTCCCGCTGACGTTGGGCCTGGCCGTCATCAATCGTGATGCGGCGAATTCCATCATTACTACCGCATCCACGAACGGTGGCAACGCCGCAACACTCGGCGGCAAGGGAGGCTCACAGACGCATACCCTCGTTACGGCGGAAATGCCCGCGCATACGCATACTGCTCCTTCCCTCACAACAGGGGCAGGAGGGCGCACATGGTTGGGTACAACCACGACTGCAACGAATATAGGAAACATGACAACAGACTCCACTGGTGGCGACGGGGCGCACAGCAATACGCAGCCGTGGATTGTCAAAGGCAAGTTCATTCGGTTCTAAGGAGCGACTATGGCCACGATAGTACTAAATCCAGACGGGTCACTCAGTCTCAGTCTTACCCCTGATGAGCACGATACGATCGCAGGATTGCCCGTAGGACAACTCGATGCCTATGTGACGTTATGGCTCGAAGAACGGGGCAAGACGGTGCTGCATGATCGCTTTACCAAACTCACGAGCCAAGACAAAGCCGCAATCATGGTGACGTTGAAACTCACGGATAGCGCGAAGGTCGATGTGGTGCTCTAATGGCCCTGACCTGTGACATCCCAAGCATGGTACGAGCCGTCCGACCGACGATTCGGTTTGCTGAGGCACAGGAAGGCATGGTCGTTCAACAGATTCTCCAGGAGGCGTCTGTTGCCCTGGCCTCGCTCGTAGACTGGACGCAACCGTTAGGTCCATACTGGCTCCTGGCGAGTGTGGAACATCCTGTGGGCTGTCTCATGGTGAATCCTGGAACGCCGGTGGGACGCATGGAATTTCTCGCGGTGCATCCGTCCCTCTCGGCGCGACAGACCGCATTGGTGATTCGGGATCTCTGCTATGCGGGGATGGCGGTCCTGCAAAAGAACGGGAGCCAATGCGTGGGATCCTATATTGCCGATCTGGATGTGCGGTGGCATCAGGTGGTGTCACGACGCCATTTTGTCCCGATGGAGCATGGCACCTTTATGTTAAGGAGACTCTAACATGGGATCATCGAAACAGAAAACCACATCGGCTGAAGATACGACGCAGCAAACGACCTATGCGAAAGCCTCACCGGAAGAAGAAGCGTTACGGAAGCAGTTTGGTGATCTGGGCGTGGAGCAACAGCAAGCCATTCGGAATCTGCTCCAGATGTCGGGTGGAGGGTCGTCACTCTTTACCTTAAATCCTAACGATCAAGCCTCACTCAATCAAGCCTACGATGCGGCACGGCAACGGTTAAGTTTAGGACTCAAGGATTTTGGCGATTACACGTCAGGGGGACGGGGCCTGCGGATGAGCGATACGCCCATTTCGCAACAGTCAATGGAACGGGCTGGACTCGGCTATGCAGACCTGGCAAGTGCCCAGGCGAATCAAGGGTTGAATATGGGCCTGATGGGCAACCAGTTCCGTGCCAATACGGGACTGGCCGGGGCGCAAGCGATGCCTGCGGGCAGCCTCCAAGCCTACGCCCCGCTCTACAACGAACGCATGGCGAGTGGATTATTTAAGGGGACGAGAAATAGCACGTCTGAAACGAGAATGACTCCCTCCCTGATGTCACAGATTGGTCAGGGCATTGGAATTGCCGGACAGATCGGCTCGATGGGGGCAGGATTTATGTCTGGCGTTGGTGGATTAGGCAGTTCACCCACTGCGCTAAATACAGGTGGATTGCCAGGTTCCACTACGTTTTTTGGGCCAGGGAATTAACGACGAGGAGGCGGGTTTTGATAGTAACCGTTGAACGATTCCCACGTCGGACCCCACACGCCATACGGTCCAAAGGCGTCCGGTTGTCCATAGCCTCCACGAGGAGGCGATTGGTACAGTGGCAGTGGCGCACTCACGTAGCCACTGGTTCCACTCAACGGAGGCAGTGCATCGCATTGAGTCATAAACCTCTGTGCAGCCTCCTCCGTCTCAAGTGGCAAACGTCGCAACGTCTCCTTGCACAAGAGATGGTTCTCGATAGCCCACGGAATGGGTTGTCGTCCAGGAGCCACACACCCGAACAACGCCAGACTACACAGCATGGTTATCCACAGCTTCATGCTTCATCGTGGCATGACCATATCCATCCTGTCTATACCCATTTCGTAGGGGGGACTTCGCATGGCTGATATTCTCACTCCGCAGGATGCGTTCACCCTGCAAGAACTGGCCCGTCAACGGGACGCGAACCCCTTGCAGGGCGCACTCGATACCACCGACCGTATGATCGGGACCGCTGGAAACATCCAAGACCTCAATACCTTAGCGAATGCCCAGGATCAACGCACGATGGACTTGGGCAATTCGGCCCCTGCCCCACAGTCAGGGATTGGCCTCTCGGATATTGGGTCGGCCATTGGGCGCGGTATCGACGCCATCACCCCGTCACGCGATACGATGCGACAAATCTTCTTAGGACTCGAAGCGGGTGGAGCCGCCGGACAAGGCCGCACGCCCCTCTACCTGCAAGAACGACAGATGAATCTGCACCAACAGGACTTGGCCCAACAGCGTCAGATACGGCGTGATGCGTTAAACCAACAGTTGCAGGCACAAGAAGAAAGTAAGCGGCAACACGATATGGGCATGATTGAAAAAATCATCAGTGGCCCCCAAGAGGGGGGCGTAAAACAGAAGATGCTTGAACAATTAGGACTCCCGCAAAGTCGTGCCTTAGCGAAAGCGATGAAAGAATCAGACTATGAAAACTTCCCACTCTACAAAGAATATATTCCCCAAGACATCCAACAGAAATTTATGTCAGGAGAGTTGAAACCGGCAGAGATTTCATCCTGGATTGATCTCTCTCGTGATGCCGTCAAAGCTGACTCGAAGGAACGTGCCAAGGCGACACTGGTACAACATGCCCTCGATACCCCAGAAGCACAGCGCACGCCTTTTCATAAACAACTGGTGGAAGAACGGATTGCTGCCCTCGAAAATAAGAAGATGGACACGGAACTCAAGCAATCGCAAATTGATAAAAATAAACGCTTTGCCGATGAGGGTCCACCCGATCATTCCACAATCAATCAACTCTCAAAGTCGATGCACGGCAAACCATTTGATGCGACGACACAGGCCCAACAACAGCAAACGATGGCGAAGTATCAAACGATGCGTCCAGAGGGACAAATGCTCGTCACGGGCGATACCCCACTTGGACAGCTCGGCAAATCACAAGAAGTGCGTGATCCCGTGACAGGGAAGGCCGCTCCTGGGTGGATGCCACAAAGCCAAGCCTTGAAGATGGGGTACGTCAATATCGAACCGTCACAAGTACCGACCGTGAACCAACTGAATAATGTCGATGCGGCCATGAAGGAAATTCTCTCAGCGGGGTCCACACTCTTGCGGAAAGAGACTGGATCAGGACTCTTCGATGTGCCAATGGGTATGTTGCAAGTTCCGTTGGTGTCACTGTTTAAGAAATATGCCGGTGATCCTGATGCTGCTGTCTTGCAAAGTGCGATTAAACGCATCTCTCCCTCGCTCTCACGATTGGGGGGTGATGTGGGAAACATTGCGGTGGCTGAACAGCAAATGTATGCGGACTCCATCTTTTCTGATGCGGATACACTGGAATCATTTACGAAGAAGGTGCAATCCATTATGGCTGCCCAAACCCGGTCACGATCCTCAATGGGGTTTGTCCCTGATGAACAATCGTATGTGCGCCGATTAGTGATTCAAGGCAAAAGCGATCAAGAAATTAAAGCGATGCTTGACGAACGAAAGCGAGCGCAATAATGGCTGACGAATCCGTTGATGCCCGCGTCAAACGACTGATGAAGGAATCAGACGGCACGCCCTCGTCGTCTGCCACGACCCTCACGCCCGATCAAGTAGAACACGAGCTAGATCAGGATATAAGTTACCAACTTTCTAATGGTCCTGATCGTGTGTTGAAACGTAAACAAGCCTTTGCTGAACATGGTCTCACGCCACCGACCGTGATTGCCTCGCCTGGGAAAAAAGAATTGAATGAGTCTGGACCTGTCCATACCTATGTGCGTCCAGTCCTAGAAGGAGGCGGGATGATTGGGGGCGGCGTGCTCGGTGCGGCCTCGCCCCTGCCAGGTGGCGCGATTCTTGGTGCCGCAGGAGGCTATGCGTTGGGTGATACCGCCTCATCGCTTCTTGAACGCATAGCCGGAGAACGCCCGCCTGTGCAATCCATCGAACAAGGCGTGGCAGAGGCGGGAAAGTCGCTGTTACTGGGAGGGGGGATTGAAGGGGCGTCTGGTATTGTCGGGAAACTGGCAGGACCATTGGCCTCAAAGGTACTGGGTCCGTTTGCCAAACAATATGAAGGACTCCCACGGACCCTGGATGAAGCGGCACAAGCCAAAGGCATTATATTAGACCCCCACGAACTCCTTCAGAGTCGTCCGATGGCGTTGGGGCATAAGCTCATTGAGAACATTCCCTATACATCGGGTTTGATTCAGCGTAAAGAACAAACGAAACTGGAAGCATTGACGAAGGAATGGACCCGTATCCGTGACACGACCGGAACGAAGGACCGTCAACGCATTGGGGATGTGGGACAGAAAATACAGGATACCGTCGAGAAGGAACTTGACCGGATTGGGATGCGTCAAGGTGAACTCCGTGATGCGGCGCGTGAGAAAATACTCCAAGATGTCGGGTCTCCGGTGAGTTATAAAGAACTGGGTGAGCAAACGCAGACGGCAATTACACAACGGTATCAGGGATTAAAGGATGTCGAGGATCTGGCTTGGACTGCGGCGAAAGAGTCTGTCCCACCGGAGACCGTCGTGGGCAAGACTCCCATGATGAAGCAGGTCGCCACCACGATTAAAGATCGGTATATCAATATCCCGAAATTCGTCGATGAGAATTTGTTAGCGAAATTGAATAATGTGGCTGGATCTGGCAATGCCAAATATGATGCGTTAGTGGCCGAAGCCGAGAAGCAAATACCGGCTGGACTTCCACCTGCAACGAGAAAGCAATTGATTGCGGATATTGTCGGCAATGAAAAACCAGGTTGGAAGGTCTCGGACCTCGTGACCTTACGTTCTGAACTCAGCAGTTTGGCCGCAGAACATCATTCGGGATTGGCGCGTGGTGATGCCCAAAAAGGAAGTTCGGATGCCTACGGCAAGATTTACTTGGAGTTGAAGGATGCGGTCGATGCCGAATTGGAACAATTCAGCAAGATGTCTGGCAGTGACACGGCGGACCTCTTTGCTGCCGCCCGTGCGTCGACTGGGACTCGCAAATCCTTATTCAACGCGAAAGAGCATCCCGGCGTTGCACGGGCCATTATGAGTGACCCCTCGCATATTGCGACGACACTTATTCGTCCTGGGTCAGCAGCAGGCTATACGGAACTCAAGACACTGGTTGGAGATTCGGCATCGGCTCCCGTCAAGAAAGCCTTTACCAATCAACTGTTGAATGTGGGGGGCAAGGAAGCAGATGGATTGCCTGGATTGCGTAGACGGCTCGATCAATTCGGATCGCAAACGCTGGAAGAAATCTACTCGCCACAAGAAATGAAGAACCTCTATCATTTGGCCGATCAAAGTACCTGGATCAAGCATTCACCACTTGGCAATCCGCTGTTTCGTGAACTGATGAAAGAGGCTCCGTCCAAGGTCGCCCCGACGATTCTCGGTCATGCGGACCTCACGGCCAAAATCCTGCGTCAGTTTCCTTCCATGAAGAAGGATCTACGAATGGCATTTGTGGAAGGGGTGAAACCGAATGAGAACACCTTATTCCCGACACGCATGATGGAACACTTAAATGCTTATCCCGCCGAAGTGCAGAAACAACTTTGGTCGCCTACGGAACTCAAGGACTTTTATCAACTGGCTCAGATTGTCGAACGCACCAAAGGCACCGTGAAACTCGCGGAGAATCCGTCGGGGACTGCGGCCCCTCTGATTGCTTTTAGCACGGCAGGCGCGATGCTGCGTCATCCGATTGCGGCCATGCCATTCGCCCTCACGTCACGGTCGTTGACGAAACTCTATCTCAGTGATCTCGGACGTAAATATCTCTTGGAAGGGTTAGTAACACCCGTGAAGGCCACGAACGCCGCACACCTCGCCACGCAAATTCTTGGGATTGCCGGTGTGGATATATCTCGTGATGCCGAGGCGAATCGACGCCGTATCTATCTTCCCACGGCTGAAGAACAATCGCAGGCGCAACCATGACTGACCTTCAGCAAATGATCATGGATCAAGAAGGACTACGACTGAAAGTCTACCTTGATTCATTAGGCATCGAAACGATTGGCGTTGGACGAAACCTTCGAGACAAAGGCATCTCAACGGACGAAGCGATGATCTTGCTCAATAGTGATTTATGCGATGCCCTCGACGATGTACGCCATTGCTTTAGTTGCTACGACAGTCTGAGCCGCCCGCGCCAATTGGTGCTGATTAGCATGGCCTTCAACCTCGGTCGGGAACGCCTGTCGGTGTGGACGCACTTTATTGGGGCCG